AGTAACCATGTGCCCATTTCTTAGTAGAAGTGCCAAGTGTATATGTGTCAGTTACATCAGGAATTAAATTACTGGCAATATCTGCATTAATTGTAATAGAATCTGTATCAGCATCACCAATTGTAATATCGCCGTCAGCACTGATATTTCCAGTAGCGTGTAGGTTTCCTGTTACATTAGTGTTACCATAAAAGTTAATAGTTCCTGTACCATTAGGACGGAATTCTAAGTTTTGATTTGTTCCTAAAGTACGTATTACACTTCCATCAATTTCAATATCATCTACTTGTAGTCTATCTTGATAGATTACACTATTTGGTGTAGCAATGTTGAATATTGATTGTGAAGTAGATATTGTATTAGTAGCACCATCTATAGTAATATTACCAATTGGTAATGTGGTGTCTAAAATATCTAATGTTTGAATTCTTGCTGACCCGTTTATGTCTAATTCGGCCTGAGGAGTTGCAGTCTTAATCCCTACTCGGCTATTATTAACATCCAGATAAAGTAGATCCGTTTCAAATGCGAGATCCACTCCTTGTCGAAGTAGATTTGCCTTTAAAAGCGGACCAGATATACGACCAACTGCCACTTTCTTCTCCTATAAACGGGCATCCTGTGCCTCTCGTCTAATTTTCATCCTTACAATATTGCAAGGCTCTTCGCTGACGAACCACGGTTTGTCCTGCAACGGCTTGGTCTGCCATTGTTGCATTAATAGTATTTATCGTTTTTGGATATTACCCAAGTATTATATTCCAAAGGAAGTTCACATCTTCAGCAAATTCTTCAGTAACAGATTCACCGCCACCTGCCGCTAAAACCCACTGTGTTCCGTTCCATGTTTCAAGGAAGCCTTTGCCCACTTGTGTGTTAAAACGTGTGTGACCTATCTCTGGAGTACTTGTTCTTGTTGTATCATCACCATAAGGAACTACAAGTCCCATGGTTTGATTAAATTTTAAATAAGAGTATATATCTGCTAATTGGAACGTAAAAGCATTGTTTAGTGTATTAGTAATTGTGCTATTTTTAAACACAAGATCTTCTTGTCCAATGCTACCTAAGCCATTTGATCTAAATGCAATGTCTGCATTAGGAGTTGCACTTGTAATAGTGTTTCCGTCGATACTTAGACTGTTCTGCGAGTCAAATCTGTTTGTTTCGAGTATTTGTCCGTTTAATAAAGTGTTAGTTTGCCCACCTGTAACAAATCTAAATTCATTGTTTTGTAAGTCAAAAAATGTATCTCTATCAGCATCGTAAACGCCCGGAAAACTTATAGCACCGTCTGTTCCTCCGTGATTACTATAACCTTCAAATATACCAAGTTGTGTATTATAACGTAGATCAGCGTTGTATCTTATACGTTGTGCAGTTGTACCTTTTGGTAATTGTAAACTTGTTGTACTGTTAATTCTAACACTATCAGTTGGGTTTAATTCTAAGTCAGCAGTATATGTTCCTAATACATTACTTTTAGCAGTAACTTGATCAAATAAAATGTTTCCTGTTGAGTTTGCACGTAATTCTAAGTTTTCGTTTGTGTTGTTTACTTGAATATAATTTTCATTAAAAGTAAAACTATCAAGTTCTAATTCATTTAACCACGAGTTTTTCCAACGTTTGGTGTTTGTACCTAAATCATATAGATTTGTTGTTGCTGGATAAATGTCTTGATCAAACGGTGTATTAAAATCTACTGTGTCTGTTGCTTCATTACCAATAGTTACTAATGATCCACCCAGTGTTAAATTTCCTACTAAGGTTAATTGACTCATTGTAGTGTCAGTATTAATATTATTAACAAGAGATGGTGATGTAAAGTTAATAGGTCCAGCAACGGACTTTATAGTATTAGGTGCAATAAGTCTAATCGCTCCAGTTTCAACATTTGCTCCGTCAATAAATGATGTGTCTCCTGCTGGAGTTGTAACTCTTAAACTTGATATTCCACTTGCATCAACAGCGTCAGCATCAATACTTGTTGTTCCGTCTTTTAAATTTACAAAGAATAAATCGCCAACTCTGAAGTTACCTATTTGGTCTTGTGATGTAAAGTAAATTTTTCCACCATTAAGTCTTATAACTTCGTTTGCTGTGATGTTTAGTGTATTGTCATTTGTTACATCTTTGCCTGTGCCAATATAAGCAAAGTTGTGTGAAATTAAATATGCAAGTGTTTCGTCACCATCAGCAACAATGCCATAGTTTCCGTATATACTTGCAGAACCGATAGATCTAAGTTCGCCGCCTTTAATTAATACACTATCACTTCTCCATCTTCCTGGTCCGTTAATAATGTAGTATGATCTATTAGCAAAATATGTGAACGAGTTTAACCATTCTACTCTAACACCGTTTGTCATTGTAATAGCATCAACGCCTGGTGTAATAAACGTTGCTGAATGGAATAACATACTTGCTTCGTTAGTGTCATGATCTAAAACACTACCGTCAATATATGCACCACGCCCTGCATCGCCACTTGCAAAACCTCTTGGGTCACTTACACTTGTAGCACTTCCTTGTGTTATAACTGTTATATTTCTAATATAAGGACTACGTGTTGATACTTTTCCATCATTTGCAAATCTAAATGCGTGTCCTTTGTTATTAACGCTGTCGTAGTAAAAGTTTTTAATAGTTACGTTTTCAACTGTGCTTTCACCGTTTAATAAAAATGCATCTTCACTTTGATTATCAGTTGTAGGACGTATTTCTACGTTACGCAAATCTTGACCTTTTACTGTAACACCTGCTGGAACTATCAAAGGAAATTCTTCTTCATAATCTCCCGAATTAATAAAAACAGTATCTCCTGCTTGTGCTTGGCTTAGAGCATACTTAATTGTTCCTAACGGACCTTGTGGACTTGTACCACGTCTTGTATTATCACCATTAACAGCAACATACCAAATTTTGCCTTGTGATAATGTAACTTCAATGCCATCAATGGTTACGTTTTCTGCACTAATAACATTATCAACTGAAAGGTTTGTACTTTCTAAATCAAATCGTTTATTAGTTGCGCCTATGTTATAAGTTGACGTTACGTCAGGAATTAAATCACTGTCAATGTCTCCTAAAAATCTAACATTATCTTCAGGACCATCGCCCCCAATAAAAATATTACCATCAAATGTAATATTTCCTGTAGCATGAATGTTACCGTCTGCTGTAACAGTTTTACCTGCTGTGATTAATTCAATAGTACCTGCACCGTTTGGAATAAAGTCAACATCTGCGTTTGTTGTGTGTGATCCAATGTAATTGTTTTGTATGTCAACTGATGATGTTCTTATTCCACTAACAACAACTCCTGATCCTACTCCGCCAGCATGATTAATATTAATATTTCCTTGCTGTGTAGCAATACCATCAGGGCCTATTTCAAGATTACCTATGTTTAATTTGTTTGTAATTGTTAAATCAAGATCGCCCGGAGCACTTCTTGATCGTAAAGTTCCGTTAACTGTGAATTCTCTTGGACGTGTGAGCGTATTAATACCGATTTTTCCATCAGTATGGCCAATATACAGTAGATCAGTTTCTACTGCTAAGTCGGCATCTCTTTGTAGGTTTGCTTTTAAAAGCGGTCCGGAAATTCTTCCAAGGCTCATAGTTATTACTCCTTAACTATATTTATTGGAATTACTTGTCGAAGTTATGTAGGACTGTTACTGCTTTGCCGTTTGGCACTGGTGATAAGAACTTAATATAGTAACCATCTGCATATGGACTATTAGGTCCTGCTAAGTTACCTGATGAACTTTGTTCTAATGTGTAGTTTGTTACTGAAATCTGTAGCACGTTTTCTACAAGTACAAATACTGATTGTGCTGACGATGGTACTGGATATGAAGAATCATTAGCATTTAAAGGACCAAACACAGTTTCAACACCGTCGCCTGTTCCTAAACTTTGTTGTTCAATTGGTGTTGGCTCTTTAAGTCTAATTTCTTTCCAAACACCGTTGTCATAGAATTCAACACTGTTATTATCTGTGTTAAATCTCATTTGTCCTAATGCTGGATTAGCAGGACGATCTGCGTTAGCACCTACAGGCACTGTCATAGCACTCTTAGATCTAAACTCAAAGACACCGTTAGCATTATAAAAAACGCCTTTGCCTCGGTGAATACCTCGCTTGTTAGTTGTCTGTGCTTTAAGAAATTTCATTACGCTTCCAAGTAACTTACTGTAGCACTAAGATTGTATGGTGCTTGACCTGTAATAATAACTCTGTCTCCTGCACCTAATACCATTTTTTCAGTATCAAATGTAAAACTATCTGAACCTGCTACTTTTACTGCTTTTGCAATTTGTGTTTGTGCGCCAACAGTAATTGCACCGTTTGCTATATCTGCTGGTACAAAATATAAATCAAAAGTTGCATCATTTGCGCCTGTTAAATCTTCTGCGGCATGATTACAAACAACCAATGTAAGAATTGCGTACTGTTTACCAGCAGGAACTGTTACTATTGCTTGTTGTGTATTGTCTATTAAAATATTTGCTATTGCCATCGTAATATTTATCCTTACAACAAGTACCCTAAAATTAGAGCCTTTTTTCTACTTATTAGTTCGTCTTGTGTGTTATTAGTATTTACAAAATATAGTCCAGTATTGCCAGGTCCTTCTGACTTAGAATACAGTTTAACTCCATCAGTTGGTGCTAATGGGTCAATATTAGGATCATCTGTTCCTGGAGTTTGTGCAATTTGTAATACATCATTAATTTTAACTGTTCCTGTACCTGGAGCATCTAATACAATATCTCCATTACTTACAGTACCGCTGATAGTTTGACCTGAAATTCTTAAATCATTTAATTCAATTTTATCTGGATAAAAAGTTGAAATAATCGAACTATCCATTAAAAAATCGATTCGACTTAATCCTGTAGCATCTGATGCATCTGTTACTTCTACTTGGGTATTTCCGTCTGCAATTTTTCTAATTGCTATATCTGTTAGTGTTTGACTAATTGCTCCGTCAACATATGCTACGTTTGCAAGTGCTTCGTCAACACCAATAATATTAGTTCCGTAAGTAACTGCACTACCAACTATTCTTACAGGTTGTCCGTTTGTGTCGATAAACATTTCGCTACCGCCTGTTTGAATACTTGGTGCTCTTAATCCGAGATAATTTCCTGCTGTATCTTTTAGTACCCATGTACCAAATGTTTGAACTGCTGGTGCATTTGGATTTAGATATTCAAGTGATTCATCAAATATAATTTGTGCATCATCTAATGTGCCTCTGTCAATTCGTATACCTGCTGTACCTTCTCCAACACCTGCACCTGTCTCACCTTTGTTTAAAAGAAGAATGTTATCTTCAATTTCTAAGTTAGTTGTGTTTACAGTAGTTGTTTCACCTTCAACAATAAGGTCACCTGTGATTCTTACTTCACCTACGCCTGCGCCTGTGTCAAGTCGAATTGATCCATTATCTTGGACCTTTATCGTATAATCACCGTTTGGTACTGTTACAAATTTTGACATATTAAATCCTTAATAAAGTGGGGGATTGCTCCCCCACAATGTTATTTGGCCTATGCAGGATCGTCACTTTCGAAGTCGTCTTCGTCAGTTCCAGTTGCGTCAATGACTGCGTCATCGCCTGCTTCTTCCATTTCAACGTAACCGTCGTTGTTAGCGTCACCGAATACCCAGCCTAAAGAAGCGCCAGTATCAATTGTTGCTTTACGTCCAGAAATTTTAGTTACTTGACGTGCAGTACCAGTATCATCTTTTACAGTAATAGTCATTTCTCCAGCCGCTAATGCCGCTGATGCTTTGTCTACTAATGTACAGTCTTTTGTAGTTGCTCCGTCTGTTACGCGGAATTTTTTAGATCCAATTTGTTTAATGATCCAGCCGTTTTTACTTGCCGCACCATCATAGAATTGAACCTTGATTTCGTTACCACCTGCTGTAGGTGTTCCGAAATATTTTTTGTTAATTGGTCTTCCCATTTGTTTTCTCCTATAAAAGTAGTCCTATCCGGGTTCTATCCGGTACGCTGTGGGTACAGCATAAGTCCGCCACTTTATGCGGCTCGCTATCTGACACAAGTATTTATCTAATTGTATAGAATGGTGATTTTTTAGGGTTTACAGTTAAGTTTATAAACTCTCGTATAAAATCAAAACGAGTAGCAAGTAAACTAAACAATGTAGTATTCATACCTTCTTGAATCATAGTATAACTGCTTTTTCCAATGTTGCTGTAATACTCTACACTAATACCATATTCTGGAAATACACCTGTAACGAATAAACAAGTATCGCCCAGTTCTTTTGCATTTAATCGATATGGGTTCTTTAGTGACAATAGTGATTCTGCAAATGATTGTTCTGGAAGGAAATTTGGTTTGTCAATTTTGTCTGCAAGAAGCATTACTACATATGATTCAATTTCTATTGGCAATTGATATCCTGTAGTTTCGGATGCCTCTTTTACGACATCGTAAAAGGCCGATGTATATTCGTCCCTCATACAAATATTTAGTCACAAAAAAAGACTCCGAAGAGCCTTTTAATATAAGCAAAATAGGTAGGATTTGGGTACACCTACAAGCACGGACCGAAATACCATTTCAAAACCGTACAACCTATCCCCGCGGGTTAGTGCGATGTGACTCAGCGTATTTCTACTACCAAGCCTGGGTACCACCCCTGGACAGTCAAGTTCGACTCTTTTGGTAGGAGCCTCTTCCTTGCACTATAAACAAAAAGTAATTAGTTTTTTGTTGCTATGTTATTAATATAACACTCTTTGTAGGAAAATGCAAGAGGTAGGTTTACCAAAATATATATTTTGAATAGTCATAAAAAAAGGGCGACATAAAGCCGCCCTTTTTCGTTGCTTGTATTAATCTCTTATGAGAAAGATACGTTTGCTACAGACACTCTTGCCAAGTAGTCAGCCGCATTACCAAGAGATGATGCAGTGTTGTTTAACTCTACATAACCATATCTTGTCATGAAACTCACAACTGGTTCGAATGATGTTGGATCTAAAACAACACCTGAAGACATTAGCGGAATGTATGGGCAATAGAATGCCGCCGCATCTGACTCTGATGTTCCTTTGTAACCAACTAACACGTCTGTTGAATCAGAAGCATATGCATCAACATATACTTTCATTGCACCATTCAAAGTACCTACTAATTTAGTATTAGTTGGAGCCTCAAATGTACCTTCAGTTGTTCTTGCGAACGCTGAAGTTGTTGCAGACTGAAGTACTGTTAAAGTGTGTGGTGATACCACAGCAAAGTTACCAGCACCACGTCTTGTACGTTGTGCAATTTTGTTAGCCGCTCTGTTGATCATAACAGCAAGTGCCGCGTGTTCGTCACCGACGAATGTAGCAGTACCGCTTACAGCGTTTTGATCATACTGAACGTCTGATTCAGCCGCACCAGCAAGTGATCTTAATGAAGCAAGAACTTCTTGATCGATTTCAGCAGTAATTTCTTGTGCTAAAGCCGCCATGATTTCTGCCTCAACATCAATACCTTGTTGTGCTTGTGCGTCTTGTGCAGACTCAAAAGTCCAACGAGCACTCAATTTACGAGTTTTCGCTTCGACTGTTTGTTTTAAGATCTGAATTGACAAACGCTTACCTGCTGTACCTTCTAAGGTTGCTGTAGCATCTGCTTTATCAGTAGTAGCATTACCTGAATATCCAAGTGCTAACTTGAATGGTGATAGTGCTTCTTCGCCTGCTGTAGCGTCATCGAACGTGTCCGAATAACGTACTCTTAATGTGTGGATCTGACCCACTGGTCCTGTCATTGGCTGTACACCGACGATTTCATTCGCGATGACAGTTGGCATAACCCTTCTTATTACCGGTAGGATAACTCTGTTTAGCGTAGCAACGTTACCTGCTGAAGTAGCCCCTGCTGTTGCTGTCTCTGCCAAATACCTTTTAGTATTTTCCAAAGTAGCATTCATCACAGACTTCTTGTTGCCTTGTAGGCCTTCAAGTAATGCGCTCTTAGTTTCCTGCCAGCGACTTTCTAATAGTTCTGACATTTATTTTCTCCTTATTTTAATCCTGCAAGTCTTCTAATATCTACGACATTATCTGTTGCAGAATTACTTGCGCCACTAACGTTAGTTTCTTCTTTATTGCCTGTTACTTCAGTTGCCTCGGTGAGCGTTGCCTTCTTCTTCGCTGGAGTATTACCGTCAATTACAGAAGGTAGATACTTGTCAAACTGCTTTTGAATATTTTCAGTTTGTACAGACTCCAGTAAGTCCATCATAATTTCTTTCTGGTCTTTGCTCAATGGAGCAGTTAGTTCAGAAATTATATTTTTTCTTTTTGCAGAATCATGTGCTGATTTAATTTCAGCGTCTTTTGACTCAACTAATTTCGCTTTTTCTTCAGCGACTTTTTTTGCTTCTGCAAGTTGTTTGTCTTTCAACTCAACTACTTTTAACAATTTAGATGTTTCAGACTTCTCATTTAAGTAAGAATGCTGATACTCATCTGCAAATGTTTCAAATAGTTTACGTCCAAAGTCATTTTTACGTGCCGCATCAATATCTTCTTTAAGAGATGTAATCTCTTTAGAAAGTGTTTTTGCAACAGTATTTTCTACAACTTTAGCACCCTTCTTGATGAAGGATTCTTTAACAGTTTCAAAATGTTTTTTCGCTTCACGGATTAGTCGAACTTTTGTTTCTGCAAGGTCTTTTTTGTCCTCATGGAACTCTGCGATTTCTTTAGCCAAAGCCTCTACAACAAATTCCTCAAGTTTGCCAAATTTACTTGACATTTCTTTTTGGTCTTCGTGTAACTCGGAAACTTCTTTGCCTAATTGTGCAACAACAAAGTTCTTAAGTAGATCTGCGTTTTCACGCATTGCTACATGGTACTTTGCTCTTGCTTCGGCAAGTTTGGAACGGTCGTCTGCAAATTCCTTAATCTCTTCACTTAATTTGTCCTCAAGCATTTTTTCCACGGCTTCAACCATTACTGATTTGTCGTGCTCATACTTTTGTGCAAACTCTTCGCGAAGTTCTGCTGTTACTTGCATACGGTTTTCATTAACCTTACTATTCCACGCTTCCTCGATGTCGGCTTTGATTTCTTCTGAAATTGCGTTATTCTCAAAGAGTGATTTCAGTGCTTCCAACATCTTGTTCTCCTTATTTCAACCCTTGTATAATGTTTACAAGTGATTCTTTCAAATATTTTTGTGCCTTTGTGTCGCCTCGAACTTCGCGAGCCACGTTAAATGCCTGCATTCCGCCTCGGGTGTTTAACAAATGCTCGTAAATTGGTGTTGGATAGGCACCTGGAGCAGATGGTTGTGCAACAATGTCCACTGTGATAATCTCGAAATCACTCACATTGTTATCTTCATTTACATTTCCACTACCACGTGATGAGACACCAAGTTTAACTCCGCTTTCCAGCATTGTTTTAACAAGTTGTCCCATCGGTGTTGGTAATATCTTCATTTTTCCATAACCGTTAGGTCCATCCATCCACATTTCTTTCATCATGTGTGACACACGGTCAAGGTTTATGTTGAGTCCTTCTGGATGATCCACTTCTCCAAGAACTGAATAACCGCCAGTTATTTGATCGTTAAGAGTGTTGACAGCCCTACTGATTTCACTTACAGGATACACACGCTGGTTCGCATTGCGTACACCCCCTTGGATACAAATACCTTTTAAATGAAGGTCTTTGCCGTCTTCAGTAGATTCCAGAACGATCCCCGCCTGGTCGAATGTCAAGTTCTCTCGTAAGTTAATCACTTAATAATCCTCAACAATTAAGAGCCGATAACTGAATCAGTATCTGCTCCGCTTTCACCTTTTTCAGGTGCTTTAGCGTTTGACATTGACTTAGATGCTTTACCGCCAGGTACGTTCACGTTACCGTGATCTTCTACTTTAGGAGCAGATGCTTTACCACCTTTTTCCTCTGCAGAACCTTTTGCGATATTAGCAGTTGTGCCGCCCATATCATTTTTGCCAGCAACTGGAGATTTTGCTTTGTTATCTTCGCCTTTTGGAGAAGCAACTTTTTCAACATACTCTCTCATTTGCTCTGCTTGTGACTTAGTACCTTCAAATGCTGGTACTTCATCTACGCTAAGTTCGGAAGTTGGCTCAAATGCCTCGTCTTCCTTCTCTTCATCACCCATGTCATCCATTGGTGCTTCTGAGTCTTCTTCACCTTCTTCATCACCTTTGTCGCCCATCATTTTTTCAAATTCGGCTTTAAGGTCATCAAGTGCATCTTCTAAATCAACAACACGATCTTCGATTTCTTCATCGCCTTCTGGCTTGTCTTCGCCATCATCTTCGATGTCAGCCATCATATCGTCTGTAGCGTCACCGCCCATGTCGTCGTCTGCTTCTGGTGTTAATTCGGTTGGAATTTGTTCAGCAACTTCTTCGTCATCTGATGCTTCGTCAACTTCTTCGTCTTTAGACTCGTCAGTTTTTTCATCTTCGTCAGTTGCTTCGTTAGTTTCTTCGTCATCGTTGTCAGATGCTTCGTTAGTCTCTTCATCATCTGATTTTGATGCTTCGTCTACTTCTTCGTCTTTGTCAGACTCTTTAACATCTAAGTCTTCCATGTCATCTTCAAGTAGATTTTCATAAATTGTTCTTGATTTTTCAACTACGATCTCGTGGAACAGTTCTTCTGCACCTTTGCGATCTTCGTTAACTAATTTTTCGAGCATTTCCTCGAATTTGTTACGATCTGCCATTTTTGGTACCTCCTATAAGTTTGTATATGGTAAGGCTGTCAATAATATTTACATATAATTGAAAATATACGTGGAAAACAGGCTCAAAACGCAGGATTTTGAAACCCGAATGTGATTAGTTGAAGGTTTTTTTGAAGTCTTCAACTGTAATATGTGATAGGTTAGAGTATTTTTGTAAACTTCTCGGTACGAAAATATCTCCTTCTACTACTCTTATATATCTTTTTTTGCTATTTCTTTGTAATATAATGCCAACTTGTCTTTCCCAGTTGCCGAAATATGTAGCAGGGTCTGTAGGTCTTTTGTAGTTTAAAGTGCCTGCATATAGGTTGTTAACCCTATCTGTTCCGTCGCCAGCGCCTGTAGTACCCTTAAAATCAAACCCTAATATGTAAATTATCTCGTGTCCGTGTTCTGTTGCTAAATCTAATGCTGTAGGACCGCTACTCCAACCCTTAGAAGGATTTAAAATATTCAAACATTCTATATCTTTAAAGGTTTTGTTGTGATTTGTATACACCTTGTGGTGCTTTTGCCAACCTGATTTAGCAATTTCAAAGATCATCTTAGCATCAACTGCTATAAGATAGTCGGGCTCAAACTCTCTATACACTGCATTACAGGCATATACAGGTCCTATGTTCTTTAAAGGGGGTAATTCAATTGATTTTCTGCTGGTTCCGTTACCAACAACAAACGCCGTAGACATTTGTTACTCCGTTACACTTCTGGTTGAGCGGCAATACCGTACATTTGTCTTACAAAATGTAGTTCTTTTTTCTGTTCTTCGTTGTGAAACTCTGATGCTCTACGTGCTTTATTAATTTGACGGAGTGTTAATCTTGTTTTGCGAGTATCATCTCTTTTTACAATTGACTCGTCATCCATTGCGTCGTAGGATTTATCCTCGACTGGTTCTAAAGTTTCTTTGTCAAAATAAAATAATTCTCTTAGTATCATGTTACTATTTATTCCTATTGTGTCGGAGGTGTCTCTCCGCCGCCGCCGCCAAGTGGTGCGCCAGTTGTAGTATCTGGTGCTGGTCCTGTTCCGCCGTCTGTTGGTGCTGGTTCTGCTTCTGGATCGATATCTTCTGCTCCGCCCATATCAGCACTTAATCCTGCTCCACTAATACCGACACCACGCATTTCGCCTGCGGCATCTGTTGGTAATGGAGTTAGATTTTCATCATTCTCTTCACGCCATAGTCTTTCGTTTTCTGCAATCTCTTCGTCTGTAAGTCCTAAGAAACGTTTCATTGCATATCTGTTTGATAAGAAAGGTATTGCTTGTACTTGTGTAAATGTAGGAATTCTAACATTGTCAAGTTCAGACTGTCTGTAACTTGCAAAGTTCATTGGTTCTTGTAGTCTTAAGTCAAACATACTAATGTCAATGTTTATACCTTTTTCTATTAGATAACGTTTGAACTCTTGATTAAATTCTTCTGTTACAAGACTTTGTAAACGTTCGCAATACTTGTTAAAACGCAGTTCTTGAATATATGCTGTACCTACTCTACCATCGTTGTATTGACTTTGTCCTTCGTCTTGTGCCGCTGTTGGCAAATAAGAACTTGGAATACGTAAACCTCTAATAAGTTTGTTAGTAAAATATTTTAAGTCGTCAATTTCACCAAGGTTAGTACCGCCTGGTAATGTTTCAACTTTAGATCCTCTACCTTCTGCTGTTTGTGGGAAGAAGTAATCTTCGTTTGTTGATAATGGATTGTATGCACTATCAATAACACTTGTTGAACCACCTGTGCTTGACGGAATACGTCTTTGATGTATTTCTGTTTTAACACGTTCAACAAATTGCATTGCCAAGTGTGATGGCATATTACCTACGTCAATATAGAACACACGTCTTTCTGGTGCTCTTTGTGTACGGTAAATGATAATTGCATCTTCTAATAATTCTTTTTGTTTGTAAACTTTAAAAATTGATTCTAACAATGAGTTACCAAATGGATAGTTATTGTCTAATCCTTCAGATAAACTTAAATGAATAACGTGTTCTGCATCAATAGCGTATTCACGTTGTCCTGTTTGGAATCTACTTCCACCTTGTGAAGTTCCAGTATTGCCAACCATTCCTTGTGCGCCACCTGATTGATAACCAGTTGCAGGGTGTGAAGCACCGCCGCCTGTGATGTTACCTGATGTAATATAAGGATCTGTTGCAATAGCATCTCTAAAGTTAAAGTTAATATCTTTAATAATATATTGTTCTGGCTTTTTGCCTTCTGATTCGTTTACAATAATACGTGATACTTTTGCAGGATCAATATGAAACCAGCGTTTTGTTTCTGGATCTCTTACAAAGAAAGCATCGCCATACTTAAAAGTATTACGTAAAATACGGAACATTTTAGTGTCAAACTGTTGTAGTCGTGACCACATTTGTAAATATTGGCTTAGAATTTTAATTTCGCTGTTAGTTGCTTTGCTGTTAAAATGTAAATTAAAACTTGTGTGATTAGCATTGTTCTTTTGTGAACAAAATTCTGCAAGAATATCTAAAGCCGCATTGACTTCAGAATCGTTGTCCATTACATTATATTGTCCGTAGCGTTCTACCCTGTTAGGAGAACCTACATATACGTCTGGCAGATACGAAGAATAGTTGGAACGTGCGGGACCAGGTTCGTTACCTCCTCGTCCACTCAACGGACTTAAATTGCCCATACTGTTATCAGTAGTTGGTGCGTTTGTAAAGTATCGTTTCCAACTCATATTATCCAATTCCTTTCAACAAGTTACCTTGTAAAGCCTTTATTGCACTAATTTGCTTTTTGAGTAACTGATTTTGTTCTACCAGTAATTCCGCAATGGCGGAATTCATACCGTTAGTATTTACACTGGCCGTCTCCATACCGGTGCCTAATCCTGGCACATTTCCAGTTGTAGTACCCATGTCTGGTAATGATTCAAGTTGTTTTTTCTCAACCATTGCCGATGCTGGGTCAACCCCTAATTTTCGTTTTTCTTCTTCAGTTAATGGAATACCTGTTACTTCAGATTTGGTTTCTGCAATTTTCTTTTCTGCTGTGTCCTCGTCGTCGTCACTGCCAAACCAATTAAATGGATTAAGCATTTTAATTTTATTATAAATCCAACCCACAGTGTCTCCAATCCAACCAAACATAGTTGAGATAGCATTGTACACTGCCATTATCGGTGTTTTAACTTTGTCCCATATCCAAGTGAATATATCGCCAATCCACCCAAATACTCCACCGACAACATTCCAGATACCACTTACAATTGGTTTTATTTTTTCCCAAATCCAACCAAACATATCACCAATCCAACCGAATAGTCCAGCGTATACGTCCCAAATGGCTCCTACAACTACTTTAACTTTGTCCCATATCCAACTGAACTTATCACTAATCCAGGTGAATACTCCAACTATTGCGTCCCAGGCGCCTCCTACCCAACCTTTGATAGTTTCCCAACCAAAGATTGCTAACAGAGCACCACCAATTGCAAGGAATGGAGCAATAATTGGTCCAACAATAATACCTAATAAAGTGGTTAACATTCCTGTTATAAGTTTAGTAACAAGAATACCAGCAAGTGCACCAAGTGTACCTACTATAAGTGTTCCAATGTGTTCTTTGAAAAATTCACCAAACCAATTTTTAAATGTTTCACCTAAACTTGCAAACGCTCTGGAAATCATAGGTTTGAATTTTTGTTCCCAAACTGTTGAGAAGAATTTACCCAAGTCTCCGTTTGATGCTTCCCAGGTATCCTTTAAGAACTTGGCAAAATCCATAGCATATTTTGTAACGTCTTCCATTACTTTACTAAGTGACCCTGTTAAGTCGTCTGCATTATCGTCAAACCATTTTAACATATCACCAAATGCTTTGTTCAACTTGTCAAGCACACCACTGTCAATAAGAGTTTGCATAATTTTTGCTCTCATTTCAGCAATAGAAGTTTCAAAGTTAGCAAGTTGTTTTGTAGTTTCGTCTCGTTTTTTGGCTTCTTCTTCCATCTTCTTGAAGTCTGCATTTTTATATTTTGCTTCAACTTTTGAAAGTTCTGCGGTACTTGCTAATAAGCCTTCAAATCCGTCTTTACCCATCAATGATTGTACCATTGCTGGATCCATACCAGCAATAAATTCTCTTAATTTTGGACCCATCTCCGCCATTCGTTTTGCATATTCTTCTTGGCTTACATTACCTTTACCCATTTGTTCTTGGAGTTCTGCAAACTCAGGCATAATTGATGCAATTTTTTGTCCTAATGGAGTTTGTGCTACACCGTCTGCTAAGTCTTTAATAGCATTTGCCATTCCAGGTAATTGCGAATCAACAAACGCCATATTGTTTTCAAAGTTTTTAAGTTGTTGTCCTTCAAGTTTCATTTTCATTGCAAGGACGTTTGCTTCAGCATTTTGTTGTTTTAATAATGCTTCTGCTTCTTTACGTGACTTACCTGTAACTTTAGCAAGTCTATCAATCTGTACAAGATAATCTTCTGTGCCTGAACGCAGTTCTGATTGACTCATACCTGACAATCTGCCTTGCATTGCCAACTGCTCCATATACTCTACGGTGTGTTCATTAAGTGCTTCAAATGTGAAACCCATGCCTTGAAAGTCTTTGTTACTGGTTCTTATTTGCCTTGTGAGTTGTCCGAATCGATTAGCACCTTCTGTAATTGTGCCACCTAA